TCTTGCTAATGGTTAGCAAATTGTTGGACATTTCTATTTCCTTTTAGAAAAGGGTGTTAATCAGCGGATTTTCCGGCTTGCACGGGCGGCTTTCCATTGCTGATAGGTTCCGTGGAAATTGCCATCGGCATCCAAGTTGCCATCAACTGTACTGACCGCGCCTCGCAACGGATTAATCGGCGCTGGCGCTTTTGACTTCCCAACAACAGCCTTAGGTTCCGGTTCTTTTGCCTTATCGAAGCGTGCCTCGATTTTCCCAATCTCACGAATGGCAGAAACTGCGGACATATCGGCCAACTTCTTTGCATAGTCGGTGTTTTCAGCCAACCAATACAAAATTTTTGGCCCATGCTCTGACTCGATGATTGCATCGCGTACAGGATCGGATACCCGAACCTCACTGCTTTGCACCATGTCATCAAAGTCCGGTAACTCGTTCTTGGCAGCATTCACTCGGTCAGCCCACGCAGAAAACTTTGCTTCCTGCTCTGCTGCCGCTTTACGCGCCTTTTCCTCGTTATCCCGTTCCAGCAATTTCTTGTCAGCGGTATATTCGGCTAACGCTTTCGCGTACTCGAACATATCGTTGAACATCTCCGGCTGTGGCTCGTCGCCGAGATCATTCTGCGGCTTTTCAGCCGGTGGATTGACCTTCGATTCGAGTTCCCGCAGCCGTGTTTCCAAAGCCTCCCGCGCTTCACGTTCTCGCCGCGCTTCATCTCGCGCTGCTTCCCGTTGCTTGGTTATCTCTGAAAACCGCCGTTCTAGCTTAGGATTCGGCTTCTTTTCCTTAGCCTCATCTGTTGCTGTCGCGTCCTTCCCTTCCCCATCTTGTCCACTCTGATCTGCCTCGGCTTCCGGCTCGGTAGCTTCAGTGCTTACCGCCTCGTCTGCTGGCTTGTCAACTAGACCAAGTTTCTGGGCTGCGAATTCCGCTAGATTCTCACTCGTGACCACATTAGCGGCCAGTCGTTCTTGCACTTCAGACATAGGTTTTCCCTAAGAATTGACCCGGTGTTCCCGCCGGTAGGTTTATTGTCATCCTGTATTCATTCATTGTCAAACCATCGGCTGCTGCGGCGGCATTTCCTGCGGCATAGCCTGCGCCATCTCTTGCGGCATTTGCTGCTGCTGGGCCATTTGCTGCGCGGCCATCATTTGCATTTGCTCTGCTTGCGCTGCCTGAACCATCATTTCCTGCCCAGCTTGAATGAACGGGTTTGCGGTATCGTTAACTTCCCTCTCCGCAAACGCCATTTGTGTCTGCTGTTCGGCATCCCGTCGCGCCATTTCTGCGCTCAAAGCCTGAATCGGAACGCCTGCCAATACCAGCCTCAACATCGCATCCAGCTCGACCTTGTTCTGGTCGGTGGTGGCTTTCAGGTTGGCTTGGTTAATCTTGGCTTCATTAATCGTGTCGGTGTTGTAGGCGCGGCTGATAACGTCCATCAGCTTGCGGCGGCTTGAACCTTCCTCGCGGATTTGCGCAACCTGACCACGGTTCTGAATCTCTAGCTGCATAGCCATCATCTGCTGTTGCATATCGGCAATTGTTTTCTGCGACTGCAATAGCTGCATTTGCGCTTGCGGTGGGATGTCAGACTTCGGATCAATCTGCGAAATCGGGTTCATTGCAGCCAAGCGGTCAGCAATCACATCTGCGCCTGGGAAATCCATGTTGCGGAACAATAGGTCGCCAGCGGCTTGAAAAACCTGCGGGTCAGCCATCAGCGGCATCATGGTGTCCACAGCCTGCTGGCGCTTAGAGTTATAGCCAGGGCCGGTGTCCATCACCACATCGTATAGACCGACCGTGACATCGTTTAAGACCTCGCCCGTGGCTTCGACTTCGTTAATTGTCACCATGTCAGGTTTGCCATCGACCCCAATAATGCGCAGCACGCGCTGGGTGTCGTAAATCTTAGGGATCAGGTCGAGGATGATCTTGCCCGTGTGCTTGATGCTGCGGGTCATGTTGTCGTAAAAGTGGAAGTTCGACAGATCAACCTGCTGCTGCTGGCCTTGCAATGCCTTGCCCGATATATTGCCTGGCAACGCCTGCGACGGGTCAAATATGCCCAGCACCGTCTTTAGATCGTCCGAAATGGCGCTCGATGCAACCATGATCCCATCGGGCGGCGGCTCCGGCTGGATGCGGGTCGGCACCGGCGCAGGCACGCCCTCGATGTCTTTTTGCTTGTAGCGCAAGACCGGCGTTGATTTAAGGTTAGCCAGCGCCCATTCGCTTTCGTGACCCTCATCCTGCCCCTCGGCAATCAGCCACTTCGGTTTTGGTGCCAGCGCGATAGATTCGGTCAGCGCCGTGCGCCAGAAGTTAAACATCCGTTGCGGGTCTTTAGCGAAGCGGACAAGCCCATATTTTTTGCGCTTGCCCTCGACCACCACCTGCGCACCGTAACACGGGATGATCGGGATGTATTTGCCCGGCCACTCGCGTTCCTCGAGCACTTCCATCGCGGTTAGCTTGCACCATTTGACCTTCTTGCGGAACGTCGGGCGCTTGTCCAGAATCGTGATCCCGCTGGCTTCCATCATCTCGGCGCTGGGCAGCTCATCCTGAAACACCTTCGTGCCGTCAGAAAGCAGGACTAGCGTGGCTTTCTCGCGCTCGATGTACCAATACTCAGCTAACCGAATGTCCTCTTTGGTCACCCACTCAGCGTCCGAATCGCCCGTCGCCCGTGCGCTAAAGTTCGCGCCATCGTCAGCGCCAGGATATTGCTGCCGGAATAGTTCTTTGGCAACAACGCTGGTAATCAGACAACGCTCGGCATCCGATCCGTCAGGCAATACGCTATTCGGGTCGAAATAGACCGAGAACGGATCGTCAATCGCGTCGATAAAGATTTCCTGATCGAATGAATCGTCAGAAATATAGTTGGTATTGACCCGCCAGTAGCCCCAGCCCATTTTGACTGCGTACTCAAACGCGGTGTCGTAAGCGGTATCGGCGCTGGAATTGACCTCAATGTGCCGCGTGATCCCTTCGATCACTTCTGCGATCTTCAGGTCGCCTTCGTTGTTGACCGGATGCACCTTAATGCGTGGACGCTGCTGGCGTTGCTGGTTCGTCACCTGCCGCACATAAGCGTCAATCTTATTGATGGTCAGGCAAGGTCTGGATTCTAGGTTGCGGCTGTTCTGAATCTCGACCGGCCATTGATCGCCGGCAGCAAACTTTAGATCGCCCAGCGCCTCTGCGCGGTTTTGGCTGTCAGCAGTGCCGACCAACCGTAGGAATTTGATGGCCTCGCCAATGCGCCCATCCATATCCATGTCTTGAAACGCCATGATTGTCCTTTCAGCTCATCCAGCCGCCAGCGTAAGCGACCGCAGGCTTTTTCTTAACTTTTGCGGGTTCCCGCACCATCAGCGCGATGTACCTAAATGCGTCAGCCCCGTGCGAATATCTGTCATGCAGCGGGTTCCTGCTGAACTGGCCGGTATCAGGGTCAACCTCATAGCGGTAATGGCGCAAGCAGTTTAGACCATCTGCGGTATTTTCTCTATCAAAGTAGCAATTCGGGAAGATAGTTCTTGCGGCGTTGATCGAGTCAACTACCGGCACGCGCTCCAGCACCCGCGTCTTAAAGCCTGCGCTCCGCACAATGTCCTCGATGCTTCGACCTGCGGCGGCCAGCGTCTTGTTCTGCGCATCGTGCGGCAACCAGATCGTGTCGTACACATAGCCAAAGGATTGAAGGTCAGCTAGATAGCTAGTCATTGTGCGCTGGGTATCCTCAAAGTATCGGATCAGCCGAGTTTCCATCCCGATGAATTGAATGAACCACCACGCCGTAGCGTCGGCCCACCCAAGATCGCAGACCGCGTGGACCGGCTTGGTCGGGTCATACGGCACCTTCATGATCCGGTTCTCAGTCTCGGCTTTAGCCATCTCAGCGCCAAAAATCGCCCCGTCGACTGTCTGCCGACACAGCCCTTCCCAGACCTGGTTGTACGCTTCCTGATCCCGCGCCTTTAGCGCGTCTTTTTCTGCTTTCAAAGTGTCGGGAAACCACGGGTTGTCAGACCAGTTGATTTTCTGAACCACAGCGTCAGCAGGCGGCTTGGCCACGAACCGCTGGTAAGTCTCATCCGTTTCCAGCTCAGGGTTAAACGTGATCCATATCTCGCTGTCCTCTTTTCGGATGGTCGGGATCAGGATGTTCCAACTGTTCCGGCTTACCGTCTGCGCTTCCTCGACCCAGCAAATATCGATGCCCTCGTAGGATTTGACGTTAGCAATATTGTTCTTCAGCCCAACGAACGCAAACTCGCTGCCGTTCTTGCCCCGTAGCGCGTTCTGCGTAATCTCGAAGAAACTAGTCATCTCTAGCGCAACGATTTGGTCGCACAGTAGCTTGTGGACGCTATCGCGGATAGATGTCTGGAATTCCCGTGCGCAGAGGATACGCAGCGGTGTCTTGGCGGCTTTGATGAGCAATGCCCTAGCGACCGCCCAGCTCTTTGCCCCGCCCCGCCCACCGTACAAGACGCGGTAACGGGTCTTTGGTGGATTGAATAAGACTTGCGCCTTGCTGGGAAACTCAGCCTTAGCGACTATGCCCTGAAGGTCACTCATTCGGCTTGATGAATGTCACCTGAATGCCTGTCAGTATTGAACTGCCGTCAGCGTTCTCTAGCGCCACAGCCTGATGCGCCTTGCCATCTACGCGGTCGATCAGCTCTTTGATCGCCCACGCTTCGCCCTGCTCGGCTTTGCTTACCAATTCCTCGGCGATCTTGCGCAAACGCTCTGGCTCTTGCGTCAATACCAGCCGCAGCTTGTCGTAGAACATCCTCGACTTCGCCGCGTTCTGATTGCCTATTGGTGCGCCACTGTTTGCCATATTGTCACAATCCCCAAGTAATTGATTCAACAAAGGAATTATTTTTTCGGCTTATCTTTTTTTTGCTCGGCGGCACGTTTCACGGCGTAACTTATCGCCACGGCCTGCTTCACAGGCACGCCAGCCTTGACTTCCGCTTTGATGTTCTTTTGGAAAGCCTGTTTACTGCTCGACTTGGTCAGCGGCATCATTCGCTCCTTTGCTTAGTTCAGCTAGTACACGGTTGTACTCTTGGATTGCGCCGCTGATCTGCAACAGGATCGATTCATGTTGCTTCGCCAGTTCTTGCAGTTCAGCCAGGCGTTTAGCAATTTGGTCAGGTGTCATTTCTTTTTCGCTGTTTTGGCGCTTTCTTTAAACGCTTTAGCTGTGGGTGCGCCTTCTGACCCAGGCTTGCGCATACGTTCAGGGGTCTTGCCTGCTTCCTTTTGGCGCTCAATCCTCTCGCGTTTAGCGTGGATGTTTGCGTACAACCCAGGTTTAGTCGCCATCTGTACCCCCAATTTTGATTTTGCAATCCTCATCGGACTGCTTGTCGCATCGGGCGATCACCTGATCCAACATGGCAATCGCCCCCTTCGCTTGCTGGACGCGCTCTAAAGCGGCCTGCAACTCCAACATCGTTGCCTGCCGCAACTCTACTAAAAACTCACGCATTAGCTTGGTTCAGCAGCGTAGAACGGCAGCCAGTAATCAGTGCCAGCGATCCGGCAACGCAAACCACCCGCAGCAGTTCCCAATGTTGTGCCGGTTTTCCACATCTTTCCGGCACCCGCAGTCACGCCCACCAAGTTAATAAACCGACCGTTGGTGTCCATCGTGGTTACGCCCGTACCCTGCTGCGATGCGTAGATAAACGATGTCAGCGTACCCGTAGATGCACCCGACGGCACATTTAACTCCAGCTCCAGCGGCGCATACGTTCCTGCCGATGTTCCTGCCGATAGGGTCATTTCAGCCAGCACAGCCGATCCTAAACCCGTCGTGCGACCCGATGTCCCATAAACGACTTCGCCCTTGACGGCGTTCGACCAACCACCCAGCGCGGCATCAATGGTAGTTAGGAATTTAGCGCGACCACCAACCCCGCCAGCGCCGGTCATGGTGGTAGATACCAACAAAGGCTCGACGCTCGAGCTGCCGCTGGTCGATGCACTGCTGGTAGTAATGTTGACATCACCGCTAGTGATGTTGACTGTACCTGCCAGGCTTGCGTCGCCTGTTACAGATACCGATTGAAATTCAGGATCGGCGTAAGCCACGCCAATGGCGATGTTATTACTCATTTCAGGCTCCTTAACAGTTCCAGTTCTTTAATGATGCCTTTGCCCGTTCCGCTGGGCCTTTGGCGTGCTTTACTACCCCTTCCATTCTCGCGCAAAAGCTCGCCTTACGTCCAGCGTCAGCTTTCGTCTTTGGGTTTGGTGCTGGTGGTTTTAAATTTGCGTCATTCTTCCGGTTGTACTCTGCACGACCCTTCGCGGTCATTCCCGCGCCTTTCTCGGTCGGGTTGTAATTCTTGCCCTTGCCGGTCGTGGTCTTGGCGATTGGCTTGTCGTGTTTAGCCATTTTCAGCCTCGACGATCATGGCGATGTCGGCTTCCTGAATAATCTGATAATCCTGCCCGTCCACCTCATGAACCGGCCAATCCAAATAAGTGCCGTTTCCATATTTCACAAAGTCGCCAACCTGCGCGTCCCGCACCTGTGGGCCAATAGCCACCACAGTGCCTTCGTTAAACTTTTCGTTGTTCGGAACGTACAGAATATCCGACAGGCGGCGCACCACTGGGCGCACCACGACGCGATCACGCAACGGTTTAATGTCCATTTTTCGGCCTTCCTCTTTTTTTCGTTTGCGCCACAGGCTCATAGACCGGCTCATGGGCGATCAACTGATGCTCACCACACCAGTCCATTTCGTGCTTGTTTTGAGTTTCGGGAAAACGACGACACAGGCCCATCACCTGAGCCTGCGTAAAGAAACGGCAGGATTTGCAACGTACGTCGCTCATACTGCCGTTTTTCCGGCCTTCATTGCTGCGTTTAAGCCTGCTGCAATTTCTTCAGCAATAGAACGCACTTTTTTTTCGTGCATTCGTTTCATCCGGTGTTCAGCGGGGGTTGCCACGCGTTCCTTTGTAGATGGCTTCGCTGATTTTCCCGCTTCGGTATGCGTTTTCGAGTGCATCGGAAAGCCCCTTTCGGACTTCAGTATGGTTAAATTTGGGCAACTTGTCAAGACCGCTTACAACTACCGCCTTACCCGGCCCTCTGCTGTTATCAATGGCAACCAAGTGAAACCGCGAATCATCGCCATACTTTTGTTGCAATTTTTCCATTACCTCACGCGATCCGGCATGGGTTCTGAAATGCTCATCAATCGGCACCGTCCTGCCCGTGCCTGTCTCCGCTTCCATGCGGCTGGCGCGTTTTAATGCGCCGTTTTCCATCGCCTCTACAGGGTCGCGGTACGTGTACACAATCGCCACTTTCCTGCCAGCCTGTAACGCTTGACTGATTTTTTTATCAGCAGAATCGAACGAATTCATGTTCGTGTCGTAGACAATTTCAGCGTTGCGGATGTTCTGGGAAACTTTGTTAGCTTCTTGCAAACCCGTGGTTTTGCCAGCGCCAGTGCCGCCAGCGGTAAACAAAACCGTGTTATCTCGGCCTGAAGGAGTGGGTTGCGATAACTTGTCAGCATACATCTGCTTAACAAGCGCAGACGATGGTTCGTGTACATCCGCTGATCGCGTCCGGTCAGCCCGGTATTCGGGCGACATCTCACGCGCATCGTCGGTGTTTAGGATGCGACCGTTTTCGGTCGAAGGGAGTGCGGCATATTCACTGGTTAACCCCTGATAGTCAGTGGCTAACCGATCAAAATATGCTTTTTCAATCGGGTTTGTCGATTGAGTGGCAGAAGGCAGACTCGGCTGCGGCGCTAATTGCGCAACCCTCGACATCATGTCA